GCTTTCGGCCACCGACTACGACATCCGCTACGTCGACGGGCCGCTGGCCATGCTCAAGTTCGACACGACCGAGACCGCCGATGAAGACACGGTCGACATCACGTACACCTGCGGCTACGGCAACCAGGTTCCGAAGGACCTCCTGCACGCGGGCGTCTCGCTCGTGGCGCACTGGTACAACAACGTGGAGGCCACGGCGCCGGTCGATCTACGACCTGTTCCGTACACGACCGGGGTGATCCTTGACATGCACCGGGTGCGGAGTGACCTGCGGTGATCTACGCAGGGCTCATGCGGACTGTGGTCGGCATCCAGCCGCCCACCGACGCTACCGACCAGCTCGGCCGGCCCAACCCCACCTGGACCACCCGCACCTACATGCGGGCCGAGGTGAAGGACCAGGGCGCCCTCGAGACGGAGTGGGGCGGCGGCCCCGCCGTGGTGCGTACGTTTGACCTCATGTGCCGCTGGGGCACGGTCCAGAAGTACGGCATCAACGAGCGGTACCGGCTGGCGTTTGACGGCCGGACCTGTGCCATCGTGTCGATCACGGACGTCAAGAACCTGCACCGCTACGCCCGCATCCGCTGCGTCGAGGTGGTGCCATGATCGAGAAGGCCGTGCAGTCGATGCTGACCACGGGCACGCCGGGCACGGCGCTGTCGACCGCCGTCGGCGGGCGTATCAGCCTGGGCAGCCGGCTTCAGCTCGAGGGCCTGCCCTGCGTCTACTACGACGTCACCGAAGATGCCACGTTCACGCTGAACGCCACTAGCCGCATGGCCACGGTGGAGGTACGCAGCATCGCGGACGAGCCCGGAGACGCCCTGACCAAGGCGGACCTGGTCAAGACCGCCATGGTGCGGTCGGGCACGTTCCAATCAGTCACGATCCACGCAGTGATCTTTACCGGCCGCACCCTCGAGACGATGACCATCGGCGAGGGCGACGAACATCGGCCATCCGTCGCAGTCTCAACCTTCCAGGTGCTCTATGGCTAATTCATCCGTCCTTGCCGGTGCCACCATCAACGGCGTGAGCACGTTCATGCTCTCGTCCAACGTGACGGTGGAACGCACGACCATCCCGGTGACCGCCCTCGGCGACAGCTGGGAAAAGAACGTCCAGGGCGTCGCCCGCGTTTCGGGCAGCGTCGAGGTCGCCTACGACAAGAGCGACCATGCCAACATCATCGCCAACCTGATTTCGCCGAGCACCCCCAACGCAGCGGTAGCCGCGACGTTCACGTGGAACAGCGGCGAGACCTGGACGGGCAACCTGTACGTGAACAGCGTCAACGCCACGGCCTCGGTGGATGACATCGTGAAGGCCACGATGAACTTTGTCGGGGACGGTACGTGGACCTGCTGACCCAAGCGCTGAAGGGCCAGCCGAAACCGGTGCAGTTCGCGGGCGTTGCCTGCGAGCTGACCCGGCCGACGGTGCTCGACGCCATCGTACTGGCCGACATGGTCGCCAAGGAGCCCGGGCAGGACGTCAAGGCCTCGGCGTTCCTTGTCGCCCGCCACCTGCACAAGGACGGCAAACCCGTGTTCGCGTCGCTCGAGGAGGTGATGGCCTGCGACTGGCACGCCACCCGCCCGCTGTTCGACATGGTCAACCAGCTCTACTCCGAAGGGGGAAACTGAGCAGGGACGCGCGACGGCTCCTTACCGCGTCCTTTCACCGCATGGAGCTGGACACGCCCCTAGCCGTGGTAAACGGCCTGCAGGGCATCGACCTGCAGGAGGTACGCCGGTGGTTAGAGTCACGCCGACAGTCGCATTTACCATCAAAAAGACCGACAGCGATGCCTTGATGCGGGCGCTGGACGAAGTCGATCGCAAGGTAAAATGGGACAACATGAAGGTGCCTTTGCGGAAGTGGGCACAGCTCAGCCGCAAGGTGATGCGTGCCAACGCGCCCAAGGCCAAGGCGGAATACAACCGCTACAACGAGGTGGGCGACGGTCGAGCCGGTGCCGGCTACGGCAAGATCGCGGTAGTCGAGCCGGGCGGCAGCCTCAAGCGTTCCATCGGCTACCGGATCAAACGGTACCGACGAGGTCGCATCGTGTTCATTGCCGTTGGCGGACAGATGAATAAACCAGCATGGCACCCGGCCGGCTGGCGTGCCCATTTCCCGGAGGCAGGCGCCTACAACAAGTGGCACCGGAAGCGGCTCGGCAAGACCCTGTACCGCACCAAGACGTTTGACCAGGTCCAGGCCGCAGGTCTGGCAGCGATCGAGCAGGGTGCCCTTGCCGCCATCAGGGCGGCCGGAGGGTCCATCTGATGGCCAAGAAGATCGGCCTGAACGTCGCGCTGGGCCTGAACACCACCGGGTTCAAGAACGGCCTGGACAAGAGCCGCGGCGATATGCGGAAGTTTGCCGCCGACATCAAGCGGCAAAATGAGTTCGCGTCCAAATTGGGGCTCGGCGGGTTTGGCCGTGGGTTCGGCATCGCGGGTGGGGCCATGGAGGCCATGAGCATGGGAGGTGTCGGCGGAGCCGCGGCGGCGGTGGCCCTGCCGATGGCAGCCCTTGCGGGCACGATCACGTTCATGGAAGGCGTGAACCAGTTCCGCCGTGACTCAATCAAGCACATGGAACAGTTCAACAAGGACATGGCGTCCGGCAAGGTCGGTCAATTGATCACCGACCAGATGTCCGGTTTCGCCCAACTGGCTGCACAGCAACAGGCCATAGCGGGCCCGGGTGCTCTCGAGACATTCAAGCAGTCGTTCGGCTCAAACGTCGGAGGGCAGGGGTTCCTGATGGGGGCCAAGCAGGCCGCCGGCGGACTCGGTGAGTTCCTCGGCATGGCCATGGAAAACCCCGGCATGCTCAATCCGCTAATCGCCGCGGGCGAGATGTTTTTCGGCGGCGGCGCTGGTCGGATCGGAGCGGCAATGGACCTCGGCGGTGCCCAAAACACCGCACAGGCCCAGTCCGCGGGCATGGACCTCGAGGAAGCCCGGAAACAGACCACGTTGCTCGAGCGGCTGGCCAGCCTGTTTGGGGGTACCTGATGGCGTTGCAGGCATCAAAACAAAGCAGCGAGTTTGACCATCCAAACGGGCTGTTGCGCGAGACATGGATCGTGTGGGACACTGCCGGCACCGCCAACATCACCGCCGACGAGGTCATCGTCCAGTTACGGGCCGCAGCCTCGCCCGCAGCGATCACCACGAAGCTCTACGAACGCAAGCCATGGGCTACCGCCTGGGCACGTAACTCGGTGCGGAACACGCTCAGGCTGCGTGACTTCAACGTGACCATGATGCAGGCCGCGGTCGGCTGGATTGCCAGACTCAACGTGGTTTACTCGACCAAGTGGCGGTTCCGGAACGACGTCACCGTCGGGGACCAATGCTTTCTCGAGGTCCATCGTTCAATCCAGCCGTCCCAACGCATGATGCAGTGCTATCGAGACATCGCCGGTTCAGCCGCATTCCCCACCGGCCTTACGCTCGAGAGCACCACCGACATCGCCGGCACCAAGCTGGACGAGCGGGGAAACCCGATCATGGTCCCGGTTCCGCAAGTCCAGGTCACGCTAAATAGCGTCATCGACTCGTTTCAGACCGACCCGACCGCCTACGACTCCGCGTGGCGCACCTACGGGCTGACGCTCAACGATGCGTCGTTTATGGGGTTCCCGGCCTACTCGTGCCTGATGACCGACATCGGGTTTACGCACCTAGAGGACGAGTACTACAACGCCCGCATCTCCTTCCTGCACGACACCTACCTGTTTTTCGACCAGGTGGCCAAGGCCGATACGGACGGAAAGATCAAGATCGACACCACCAACGGGCAGGCCTCCGACGTTCGATGGAAGCGCGGCAACGTCGAGACCACTACGTGGACAAACCTGATTGCCGCAGGCACATGGACGTACGATCGTCTCGAGAAGGGCGAGTTTGGGGTGTCGCCTTGAGGGGCATCGGAAACGCAATCCTTCAGTCCAACCGGATTGCGGCAACGCTCAATACGTCGCAGACGGCATCGGGCCAGGCGTTGCGCGAGATGGCTGCCGAACGGTTCCAGTTGCTAACCGCCAAGGTCACGTTGGCCGTGACGGTCACGGCCGACCTGAAATGGAAATACGAGTGGGAAGAGGTCAGGTTTACGGCCGGTACCACGAGCATTGCCACCAAGACCAGCGGCCTGACCTGGACACAGGCTGGGTACGGCTACAACTGGAACGAACTGGCGAATGCGGTCGGTTTCTGGGCGCCGTTGGGTTCACCAGTCAACGTACCGGCCGGATTCAAGGTGAAACCGATCGCGTCCGGCACTCCAGTGCTGATGTTTCCCGTGCGGGACACGACGGGCAAGGTGTTTTGGTGCTTTGACAAGGTGAACGCGATCGACGGGGAATGCCCATGAGCGAACAGCTAGACGTACGCCAGTTCTACACCCGCCCGCAGGTCGGCACGCTCGTGTTCAAGGACTCGACGGGCACGCCGGTCGACCTGACCGGTTACACCGGGGAGCTGAAGGTGGTCAGCCTCGATGACACCGACGCCTACGCCACGACTCTGACCACGGCCAACGGCGGGTTGAGCCTCGGGACCACCAACGGCCTGGTGACCATCAACTGGCACACGTTCGTCGCCAGCCTGCCCGAGGTCGGGCGGTGGATCCTGCACGTGGTCACCCCGACCGGGGGTAACGTGTTCGTGACCAGCGGCACCATCGTCGTGGAGGACAAGCCATGAGCACCGTTTCCCCGACCGGCAGCTGCACCACGGTGACTGTCGAGGATGACGGCTCGGCCGTGGTGGCCAGCTGCAACACCGTCCTGAACCAGACGGTGACCGGCGGCGGCATCTCGGACGGCGACAAGGGCGACATCACGGTTAGCGGGTCCGGGGCCACCTGGACGATAGATGCGGGCGTGGTGGGCACCAGCAAGTTGGGCGGGGACATCACCACCGCTGGCAAGGCCATCCTGGACGATGCCGACGCGACCGCCCAGAGGACCACCCTCGGGCTGGGCAACTCGGCCACCCTAAACACCGGAACCACGGCTGGCACTGTCGCCACCGGCG